TAAAACTACCTGTTGAAGATAGACAATGTGAGAAAGCCTTAGACGGACTCCTGCCAATGAGCAGATTTAACGAAGATGCGACCTTATAAAAAGCCAGTTAGGTCTAATGGTTATCAACGATAAAGGTTGTCTCACTAACACAAACCAAGTAATGTGTTATGTCTATTGGATGGTGAAAGCAAAATAGTCTAAGCTAAGATTGAGCGACTAATTGTATATATAATTCGCAAGACGTTTATACAAGGTGTGACATTGACACTTTCACTCCACTTGGGGGCAGGTAGTTTTTAGGCTCCTATAGCTCAGTTGGTTAGAGCAGCGCACTCATAATGCGAAGGCCCCTGGTTCGAGTCCAGGTTGGAGCACTATTAAATTAAGTAAAATGAAAGTAAGATTTAAACACGAAGAGATCTGGCGCGATGCAGCGACACTTGAAGAGATACTGTTAGGGAAATCAGAACAGTTTAGGTACAACTATACTAACTACACGGACGGACGCAAATCGATGGAGATCATGTATGGATCGAAGGTTTGCACCATATTCAATCCTAATGAGACAGAACTGATTGACCACGTATTTGTAGTAAAAGACTCATCTGTAGTAATGTACAGTCCAAGTCATCTTAAGGAAGTAGCTGACACGTATCAAATAGAGGTGAACGATAATGATTTTGCTCCAGAGCACTTGACTATTGTAATGGTTGATGGTTCAGGTGTTAGAGTTGACCTTACACTGTACAATGAAGAGGATGTGCATTTTATTTACGATCAAATCAAAAAATTAATATAACATTAAAATAAATCAATAAAAGTTAAGTATTTAACAAAACGAACATGGTTCATAGATTTTTTTAAACGACCGACTAACGTCGGTTTTTTTGTACCTTTGCTATTGTATAAATTTTTATTATGGCAAATAAAAGCAAAATGGCGTGTAACAAACCAGTGAGATCTGATCGAGCTGGTAAGAAGATGATGGTTAAGGCTTGCTCTGGTAGAACCGAGAAACTTTTGCATTTCGGTGCAAAGGGATACGGTCATAACTATAGCGAAGCTGCCAGAAAATCATTCAAGGCTCGTCATAAATGCTCAACTGCTAATAATAAGTTGACAGCACGATACTGGGCTTGTAAGCATTTATGGGCAGGAGAAGGTGGATCGACTAAGTCTTCTCCGTCTAACAGACGAGGTAAGTACTAAAGCCTATCAACAGAAAATAAATTAATATCTTTGTATTACAAATTTTTAAATTATGGCAACAATTCCAAGTGGAACTAAATTCTTAGGGATCGCAAAAACGTATCCCACTAGAGAGCTTCGTTCTAAATCTATAAATGACGAATCTGAGTATTACACTATTGATGAAATAGCTGCATCAGCGCTTCCATCTTATGTTGAGACAAATGATGATGACCTAACACTTTGGTGCAATGGTACAGGGAACATCCAGTCGAATACCATTTACGGTGATGGTGTTCTTATAGGTAACTCAACAGGTGAAAGTAATACAGCTATAGGTAAGGATTCTATGGAGTTCAACTCAACAGGAAGCTTTAATACCGCTGTAGGAAACTCCACTCTAGGTCTAAACGTATCGGGTGGTTATAACACAGCTATCGGTTCAGGTGCAATGTCTTCAAATACAGCAGGTTTAGGTAATACAGCTGTGGGGTCAGCTTCATTATTCTCAAGTAATATTGGAGAGGGCAACACTGCTATTGGTCAGTCTTCCTTAGGTGACTTAGCATCAGGTAGCTTTAACACTGCTGTAGGAGCGAATACAGGAGGATACCTAAGCACATCAGGTAGCTTTAACTCTATCTTCGGATTTAGAGCGACTAACGCAGGTTTTGATGGATGTGTTGTACTAGGCTGTATGGCAGAAGCTACAGCAAACAATCAGTTTGTGGTTGGTTCAGCATCAACTAATGCAGGTACTGTAGTAGCTGGAACTAACACATCTACTCAGTATTGGAATGTAAAGATTAACGGTGTAGATTATAAAATATTATTAGCATGATAAAGGTTGGAAGATTAAGTGAGGAGAAGGAGGTAGCATACTCAAGAACAATTGATGACGTTACTGCAATGTATAAAAAACTATCTGTATTACGTGATGGTGCAACGGATGAGCAGATAGCTGTAATGAATGACTGCTTAGAACACGCACAGCTTTTTATCGACTCTGATATCGCTGTTGCTACACTAACAGCAGCTAAGCGAGAAGAGGTAAGAGCTTTATGGTCAGAGGGTGAACCTGAAAGAAGATAATGATGGATAAGTCTGAGTCTATTAATATAATTGAGCAAGCATTAAACGCTGCATTCTTAAAGGGAGTGTATAACATATCTGATGCCGATAAGATAATTCAAGCATTGAAGGCTTTATCTGAATCGGAATAAATACCTATATTTGCATAACTATTAACTTAATTTTTTTTTACCATGCAAAAGTTTTTGAAAGTAACGAACGCTCCTACAACGGGACAACTTATCGCAATTGAAGGAGTAAAAGCGGTTGCAACTGCAAGCGCAACAGCTACAACTGTTACCGTTGATTATTTCGATGGAACAACAACAACAGTAACTACAGCTGCACAGACTGACTCTAACGTATACGAAGCTATCGTTGACGCTATGCAGAGTGCTTTACGTACATCTTGGATGCATCCTTACTATGAGTTAGAGCTTCCTGAAGCGGTTACAAGCATTGTTAACGCTTAAGAATTAATCATAGCTTAATTTTTGGTTTAACCTGGGTCTTTATCGATCCAGGTTTTTTGTTTGTCGAATATTTTACGGTGTTCGTCTAAAAATTGTTGTGCGTTCATAATATTATACATATATTGCGGTATAACTAAAAACATAAGTCATGAAAAATTTAATTTTAACAATCGCAGTTTTATTTATTTCAATGGTTTCTTTCTCTCAGATGCAGGGAATGGATAATTACAAGCAATCGAAGAAGCTTAAATTTAAGGATGGTGTAAAAGGGGTTATTGATGGTGATAAGGATTATATTTATTTCTTCTCTAGTCAAAACTCCATGGATCATTCTGAAGAAGTTTTGAGGATAGTTGAGGCCAATGGAATTGATTTTGATGATTTAAATGTTAATAGCTCTGGCTATTTAAGGGATGGATCTGTTTTTGTATTCGAGACATTTATTAGTGAAAAAGACTTGGTAGTTTCAGTGATCTATGTATATTCAAAATAATTTTAGTAAATTTGTTTTGTAAAACAAAACATATATTATGGAAACAAATGATAAAAACTATAGGAAGCCATCAGCTATAGAAAAAAACTATTTGAAGACAGCTAAGAGAGACATAAAGGGTAAACCCCTTAGCGAAGAACAGAAAAAAACCATTGCAGGAGGTATGCAGCCAAAATCTGGAATGTATTCAAGTATGGATCAGTCTGCAAAAAGCCAAAGAGAGGCTGCTATTAAAAGGGAGGAGACAAGATTAAAAGCTTTAACAGAAACAAAGTTAGGTGAGAAGGTTCAAAAACTTTCAGCTAAGAAGGGCGGTGAAAGAACAAGGCTTCAGTACGACCCGAATTATATTCAAAGCGAAATAGATAGAGCCAAATCTATTTCTTCTTTCAAGAATAATTCTCCTGTTCATAATATATTCAATAAGATGAAAATGTCTTAATATAGGTAGATATATCAACTTAGACCGAGGTAACAACCTCGGTTTTTTATTTTATACGTATCGCGTATCTCGATATACGATATTTTTATTAATTTAGCTGTCGATAACAATTTAATTAAGTAAAATGATAGTAAAAAATGTTTCCACTGGAGATGAAGCTAGGAATGGCTTGATGTCTGGTATACGAACCCTTTCTATGGCTGTTAAGTCTACCCTAGGTGCTAGAGGTCGTACAGCCATAATTGAATCTGAAAATCATACTTACGGTATCACGTCAACAAAGGATGGTGTAACTGTAGCCAAGTCAATAAACTTGGAGGATCCTACAGAGAATCTTGCTGTCCAAATTGTTAGAAGGGCAGCTGAAAATACTGCTAAGGATGCTGGTGACGGCACTACTACTTCAGTTGTTTTGGCTGAAGCATTAATTGACTGTGCTAATGAGATGATATCAGACTCAAACAATAAGACCAAAGTTATTCGATACATGGAGTCTTATGTTGATTTGATCATCAAGAAGCTATCAAAGATGTCCACTAAGATAACTGGTCGTAAGATATACGACATAGCGTCTATATCAGCCAATAACGATAAGGATTTAGGTAAGCTAATTGGAGATGCCTATAAATATGTAGGTAAGGACGGTATGGTTACAGTTAAGGATAGTGATGATAAGACTGAGGTGAAATACTCTAGCGGTATTAAATTTGATCGTGGTGTTAGCTCTCAGTGGCAGATGACAGATCTTAAGAAGCGAATTACTGAACTTGATGGTGGTGTATTCGTTCTTGTGTCTGACAAGAAGCTTGAGAGCCTTATGCAGATTGATAAGATACTTGCATATGTTATGGGTCAAGGTAGGTCTATACTGTTGATTTGTGAGCTGGAGCCAGATGCTTTAGCTGCATTGAATGAGAATGTTTATAAGAAGCGTATCAAGGCTGTAAACGTTATCCCTCCAAGCTTCGGTTATAGAAAGGAAGAGATGCTAGCTGATATCGCTAACGTTACTAGTGGATCATATATTTCTGAGCAGACTGGTGCTGACTGGGGTATTGTTGACATTCTAGATCTTGGGTATGTTGACAGAGTTGTTTGTACTGAGGATTCTACTACTATGTTTAGTGATGAAATATTTGAGTCTGAAGATTTTAAATACTACATATCTTCTCTTGTTGAAGATATTGATCAGACTACTGATAATACTGAGAAGGATAATCTGAGAAATCGGGTCGCTATGCTATCTGGTAAGCTGGCTACTATTTATGTTGGTGGTACTACTGATCTTGAGCAGAAGGAGAAGAGAGATAGAGTTGACGACGCTGTTTTGGCAACTAGAGCTGCAATTGATGATGGCATACTTCCAGGTGGTGGTTCTGCTTTGTTGAATATATCTTGGGGTGCTATAGAGGCTGATCCTAACAATGCTGATCAGATGATAGCTGAACAGATCGTTATGTCAGCCTTGAAGATGCCCTTTAATCAGATACTGATAAACGCAGGCTTAGATCCAGAACCTATATCTGATGAGCTTTACGAGATTAAAAACCACAGGTTTGGATATGACGTTAATGACGACAAGATTGTTGACATGATAAAATCTGGAATTATTGATCCAGCTAAGGTTACTAAGACAGCACTTAAGAACGCTGTTTCTGTAGCTACGACTATCCTATCTTGTGAAACTGTAATATCAAATGTTAGAGATTATGGGAAGTGATTATAAGCCGTTTAATCGGCACATAGTGATAGATAAGATATCTGAGCAGAAGGTTTCAAGTACGTCTGGATTGCTTTTGACATCTAGAGATACTAATAAGCATGTTACTGACAGGGGTAAGATCACCTCTGTTAGTGATGAGGCTGCAGATGTAGGTCTATCTGTTGGTAACATTGTTCACTACAGAAAGGGTAGGTCATTTGTCGTTATGATAAATGGTGAGTATAAGACATTGATACGTCTTGAGGATGTTGTAATTGTCGAGTAGCTATTCATCACCCCTTACCCATACAACATTTGCCGCCTTCTTTCTGTTGGCGGCATTTATTTCTAACATTTTTTTTGACATTATTTTGTCTGTGGATGTCTTCCCTCTCATTACGACGTTTTTACTTTCTGACTCAGGGAATGGTTGTTCTCCTTTTAGTTTTTTATAGAACTCTGTGACTAGTCTTTTACCTTGTCTGGATATTCTGTAGAGTGCGTGTTTGTTTACACCTTCTCTCCTCCACTTTATAACCCATCCCTCTTTGATGAGTGGCATTAGGTTTCTTTCATGAAAGGAACCCATCTTTGAGAAGTCATCGAAGTCTGTCCTTGTGAATATGGGTATGTCGTATATAAAGAATAGTATCTCTAGTTTTGCTTGAGATATGTTATAGTTTCGCTTAGCCCAGTAAGATGTTATCCTGTAGTACTTAAGATAGTTCGGCTGAGTCATCTTGTTCACCAGTCTCCTAGTCTCGATTTTTACTCTTTGCCTTTTTGGTCTTTTCTTTTTGTTTTTATTAGATTCTGGCATACATCAAAAATACTTAAAAAAGAATTATCTTTGTGTTTAGTATGAAGATTTCTGGATTAGGAGATTTAGTATATGTCATTACCAAGTTTACTGGTATTAGATTTTTGTATAAGTATTTATTCAAAAAGCTTGATCTGGGTGATTGTGGTTGTGATGAAAGACAAGAGAAATTAAACGTTATATTACCTTTTAAGAGTGGGTCAGAGTCGAACAAGTAAGTTTTATAAGGACAATCCTGAAGCAGCGGAGAAGCGTAGAGCGTACCAAAGAGAGTATGACAAGAAGCCAAGGCAGAAGGAGCGAAGAAAAGTTCTTAATAAGAAGAATAGAGACGAAGGTACTTATGGTAATGGAGACAATCTAGATTGGTCGCATACAAAGAGAGGTTTTAAGTTAAAGCCTTTAAGTAAAAATAGAGGAAGTAAAGATGATCAACCAGGAGACAGAAGAGCTCGTGGTGGTAAATGCAAAAAATAATTATTATGGCTCACACATTTAAGAAAGAAGCAAATTTCATTAGAGTAACAGGTTCAGGATCCGTTGATGTGGATTTCAGTTCTATTTCTGTATCTAATGTAGGAGGTGCTGATGGCTCATTTTTAGGAACAACGTTGAAGGATGGGGAAACTTTGAATTTTGATGCAGGTGCAACAAACAATTTTTTCGAAGCAGAATCAATTACATACGACGCATCTGGAACTGAGTTTATTATCATCTACATTGTGTAATGAGTACTCGAATAGACATAGCAAGTTCAAGTAGTGGGGGCGGTGAGTGTAATAGATTACCATTAGTAACAGGTCAAACAGTTGTTTATCAAACGAATGATAATGGTACTATTCAATTTGGTAGAGAGGCGGGATGGCTTACTTTATCTGATAACAATCCTTTTGGTAATACTTCAAGATTTACTGATTTAGTTGGCGGTTCAGCTTATTCTGATGGGGTAGCTTTAGATTGGGCGTATAGAAATGATGTTGACAGATTGGTAATAGGTTGGCAAATTGGAGATAATGGAAGTGATATTAACTGGGTAGATGCGATTGCATACTGTGAAGGATTGACACTTGCTACTTATTCAGATTGGCACTTACCACAAGATGAACTTCTAAACACAATTAAAAGTACGCAACATGTGAGAGCATTGGGGTATGCTCCTTTTAATAATGCTACAAATGTTCGTTGGTGGTCAAGCACAACACCATCTGCATTACCAACGTGGGCTTGTCTGTTACCAAGCCAATTTTATGGTGTTGCTCCAGCGACAACTAAAACAACTTCAGGAGCATTCAGGGCAAAAGCATACAGAGTATTTACATATGCAGAGCTTGGACTTTAAACATTTAACATAAATAACATATAAAATGGCAACTTACAGATTTGAACAATTCAACTTAGATATAGTTAATCCAACGGTTACAGCTAACGCAGACTCAATCAGTATTCAACCATCGGCAAACACAATTGCTGTTGATGTAACTTTAACAACTGATTCAGCTACTTTTGGGGTAAGGCTAGATGCTATTCAGTGTCAGAACATGAGCTACGAAGGAGAAGAAAACTTATTACTACGAGTAAACGAAAGACTTAACGACTTTATAGTATAGTGAGCACAGAAATAAACATATCGCCATCTGCTTTAGGATATACTAGAGGTTTGTTTTCTCAGACAACTTCTAGTACTCCTGTAGCTGCTACAACTACTGAAGGTTCTTTAATCGGAACAGGTATTGGTGGTATGATTGTACCTGCTAATGGATTTAAAGTCGGAGATTCTTTTCACGCTAAATTAGGCGGAGAAATATCTTGTGCTAACAGTCAAACTTTAGAGATAAGAGTAAAGTCTGGATCTGTTCTTTTAGCAGATACAGGAGTTATGACTCTTAATGCTACATCAGGAGATTTTTGGGAAATAGAAATTGACTTTACTATTCGTGCAATAGGAGCTGCAGGTGTAGCTTCAATACATGCTAACGGACAATTTGTTTATATTAGAAACAGTACGCTTGTATACAGCGGTGCTGGATTCTGTAATGAAAATAACACAACCTTTGATACAACAATTAATAACCAATTAGAGATCACAGCGCAATGGGGGAGTAACAATGCTGCTAACAGTATCTCTAGTGATATATTTACTCTTATAAAAACCTTTTAAAATGAAAAATCTTACAGCAATATTACTAGGAGCTTTAGCTGTATTCTCACCAATAGAGATGTCTATATTAATTCTTATGATGATGATTCTTGTAGATACATCTGTTAAGTTAGTATCACTCAAGAAATTATCAATTCGTGAAGAGAGAAAGTTCTTCGATGTGTTTAGCTCTAAGATGCTTCGTCAGGGATACATATATAAATCAGCAGGTTACTTTATCTTAGCACTTGCATTGTTTCCTTTGGATTACTTTTTCCTTACTCCGTTTGTTTGTAAGATTTTACATTTTACAGGTATAGACTTAATGTTCATGAGTAAAGCTCTTTTAACAAATGGACTTTTAATAATATTTTCTCTAATTGAACTTGGATCTATTAACGAGAATTGGATTGATATATCAGGTAATAATATACTAAAAAGTGTATACGTTACTGTTGCAAAAATTAAGAATATTATTGCAGAAAATGTAAATTTTTTTAAAGGAATTAAAAAGTGAAAGATTTTTTTAAGCTTCTAGCTGTAGGGATATCACTGCTATTATTAGTGGCAACAACTAGCTGTTCACCACAGAGAAGATTCACAAAGCTTATAACCAAGTATCCAGAGCTGATAGAAACAAGGTACAAAACATACTATGATACCGTGCACGTTATAGTTAATGGTGCTAGAGTAGATACTATTGTATCTAGAGAGGTTCTTAAAGATACTATAGTTTTAGTAAAAGATCATCTCACTGTAAGAGTTTATGAAAAAGCAGACAGTGTTTACATAGAAGGAAAATGTGATACTGTATATGTAGATAAAGAAATTGAGGTAGAAGTTCCTGTATATTACTACGAAAAAGAAAAAAGCTTTTGGAATAAATTATTTACCTCAATAAAATATATTATGTGGATACTTGTCATCGCAGTAGCTGTTGCTACAGTCTATAAGTTTATCAAGTCAAGAAAATGAAAGAGTTAGATTTAAAATCTATTGTACAACATAACTTCTCTGCAAGAGAATTTGTTAAAGAAGTACATGAGAAAAAACAAATTGTTCTTCATCATACAGTTTCAGGAGACAGCATTAATGGTGACATTAATTGGTGGTTGAAAGATGGTAAAAGAATTGGCACTTGTATTCTTATTGCAAGAGATGGTACAATACATCAAGTATTTTCATCTAAGTATTGGGCGTATCACTTAGGGGAGAATGGTAAAGACCATATTAAAATGGGATTACCTTATAGAAGGAATGACATGAACTCCATTGGTATAGAGATTGATTCTTGGGGAGGACTTAAAAAGAAGGATGGTAAATGGTATTCTTCTGCTAATACTGTTGTTCCTAGTGAAAAGGTTCAGGAATATCCTGAAGGATTTAGAGGATATTATGGTTTTGAAAAATATACAGACGAGCAAATAGAATCTGTTAGACAATTGCTTGTATTTTGGAATAAGACTTATGGAATTCCTCTAGACTATAATGAGGATATGTGGGATTTGTGTTATGATGCATTAGCTGGTAAATCAGGAGTGTTTACACATACAAGTTATAGATCTGATAAATCTGACTGTCATCCACAGCCTGAATTAATTGAAATGCTTAATAACTTGTAGTATGGATAATTCTGATTTAAGAAAGCAAATAAAATACCTAAAATCTAAACTTACTGGGGATATGTTTAAGGATATGGAAATAAAGGATCAGATCCATAACCTTGAAATGAAGCTAAAGGGTATAAAGCCAACAGATTCTCATATAGACTGTATCGGTTGTGGTAGCTAGAAAATTATTATATTTGTTAAAAATATAATAAAATGAAATTAGAAGATAAAGAATTAGAGAAGTTAAGATCTCTTCATGAGGACATGATGTCCTCAAAGATTGAACTTTCAGAAACTGTTGTTGCTATAGAGACACTTTCGAGTAGAAAGTCTTCCCTTATCTCTAGATGCGAGATATCTCAAAGTGTTTTGGATGACTATCAAAAAGAGATAGTTGATAAGTATAGTCCAGACGCAGGAGTTAAGTTTCGTATAGATATGACAACTGGCGACTTAATATCTATAGATTGAGTGTAATAAGAAAAATATCTGTTGGCCCTGACTACAAGGATTCAATGCATTACATACTTGATTCTGGTTGCATAGGCGATTCTCATCGGATATATGAGATCAAGATGCGAGAGATTAATGAGTATGAGATATGGATAATCAATAAGAAAGATGAGATCCAGCTTTGGAAAAAGATAGTCAATCAGCCAGTTCAAATAGAATATCATATAGAGATATGAGGTCACCACATGGTTTTATAGTTTCCCCTTTAGGTGGAAAGCTATACAGCACAAAGACTTCATCTTCTAAGCTCGGTTTAAGCGTTTCTAATGGGATAGATGATGGTAAGTCTTCGAATAGGTTTGGAGTTGTTAAACTTCTTCCATCTTATTATAATGGTAGTATTAAGATTGGTGACACTGTTCTTGTTCATCATAATGTTTTCAGGAAGTATAATGATTATGATGGTATTGAGAGGTTTAGTGTCGATTTTTTTGAAGGGGAAGACTATCTAATAAAAGATGACCAGATATTTGCATATAGTGATGGGGATTCTTGGACAACTACTGGAGATAATATATTAGTTGAGCCATATGACCATGAACTGCATGGTCGTGTTGTGTATTCTAATGATAACGTAACTATTAAGCCAGGCGATGAGATCATTTTCACTCCAGAGAGTGAGTATGAGTTTTATATTGATGGTAATCTGTTTTATAAGATGACAACTGATGACGTATGCATGATAAAGTAAGAGATAGAAAAAACAAGCTTATAGATGCAGGCTATAAGGCTGTTGATGAGCTTATAAAGGTGGCTGGAGCTAAGATTATAAAATTTGATAACGATGACGACCTGGCAGCTGAAAAAATGAAGACCGCAGCACAGGCTAAGAAGATAGCTATAGAAGATGCTTTTGAGATATTGTCTAGAATCCAAAGAGAGGAGGAGTCTTTAGAGTCTGGTTCAAGTTCTGAATCTAATAAGGAGGTGAGTTTTGCAGAATCACGAGCAAGAAAATAAAAAGTGGGAGCCATTATATTATTCTAGCTCTAATTATATTCCTTCAGATGTATTAAAGAAGAGAAATAAAGATAAGTCCTGGAAATATGGATATGACGCTGACAACGACCTGATAATAATATCTAAGGATGGTACTGTTGGTGAGGTATACAATATTGAGGGGTTAAACATAGCACTTCCTAGTCAACCTAAAGATATTGATTCTGAAAATAATAGATGGGTTCCGCACGAAGTGCCGTCTGATCTAAAAAGAATAAAGTCTATATTTGATTGGAGGAATATGGATCGATCTTTTAAGGAAAGATATGCACCATATATAGAGCGAGAATTTGATAGAAGAGAGTTTGGGCATTGGTTTGTAAATAACGGGAAGCCAACATATGTAACAGGGCATCACTACATGTATCTTCAGCACACTAAGATTGATATTGGTCTTCCAGACTTTAGGGAGGCTAATAGAATTCTGTTTATATACTGGGAGGCCGCTAAGGCTGATCCAAGGTGTTTTGGTATAATTTATCTAAAGATTCGACGATCTGGCTTTTCTTTTATGGAGTCATCTGTTGGTGTTGATACCGCTACTCTAGCAAAAGACTCTAGAGTTGGTATACTTTCAAAGAGTGGGGGTGATGCTAAGAAAATGTTTACCGATAAGGTTGTTCCTATAGCATGGAACTATCCATTCTTCTTCAAACCAATGCAGTCTGGTATGGATAGACCTAAGACTGAATTGGTATATAGTCTTCCAGCAAAGAAGATTACTAAAAACAACATGCATGATGTTGATGATGATGAGGAAGGACTAAATACGTCAATAGACTGGAAAAATACTGATGACAACAGTTATGATGGGGAGAAATTGCTTTTGTTGCTACATGATGAGAGTGGCAAATGGGTTAAGCCTTTAAACATTAAAAATAACTGGAATGTTACTAAAACGTGTCTAAGGGTTGGTTCTAAAATTATTGGCAAGTGCATGATGGGATCAACATGTAATGCTCTTAATAAGGGTGGTCAACAGTTTAAAGAACTTTATGAGGCATCTGATCCAAGCAATAGATCTAAAAATGGTCAGACAAAGTCTGGTCTTTATAAGTTGTTCATACCTATGGAATGGAACTATGAGGGATTTATAGATCAGTATGGATTCCCAGTTTTTGAGACTCCAAAGGAGCCAGTTATTGGTATAGATGGTGAGATGATTACCATGGGAGTTATAGAGTATTGGGAAAATGAGTTGGAGGCATTAAAGGATGATCCAGATAAGTACAATGAATTCCTTAGACAGTTCCCTAGAAAGGAGTCTCATGCATTTAGAGATGAATCAAAGCAGTCTATATTTGACCTTACCAAGATATATGATCAGGTAGAGTATAATGATAATCTAGTTAAAGAGAGGGTTATAACTAGGGGTAGATTTGACTGGAAGAATGGTGAGAAGTTCTCTGAAGTAATATGGACTCCAGATCCTAGAGGTAGATTTTTTGTTTCATGGCTACCAGATAGCTCAATGAGAAACAATGTGGTTGTTAGAAATGGTTCTAAATACCCAGGCAATGAAGAGCTTGGAGCTTTTGGTTGTGACTCATATGATATTAGTGGTGTGGTTCACGGTTCTGGATCGAAGGGATCTATACATGGTCTTACTAAGTTTAATATGCAGGGTGTACCTAGTAATTTGTTTTTTTTAGAGTATATAGACAGGCCTAATATGGCTGAAGACTTCTTCGATGACGTTGTAAAGGCAATCCATTTTTACGGTATGCCTATACTTGTAGAGAATAACAAGCCTGCATTGTTGAGATATATGAAGAATAACGGATACAGGAAGTTCTCAATGAACAGACCTGACAAGCCTATAGCTAAACTATCGAAGGGTGAGAAGGAGTTAGGTGGTATACCAAATACTTCTGAAGACGTTAAACAGACACATGCCGATATGATTGATAGCTACATAAAGATGTATGTTGGATACGATCGTAGTGGTGAGTACAGGGAGCCAGGTGAGATAGGTGATATGTATTTTAATAGAACTCTTCTAGATTGGGCAGGATTCGATATAAATAACAGAACTAAGAACGATGCATCAATGAGTTCTGGCCTTGCTATAATGGCTACTAGAAAGCATAAATTGATACCAAATAGAGAAAATTCAAAAATTACCTTTAATTTTGTAAGATACAAGAATTGATTATCCTATAATGTCTATAAAAAACACTTCAATAATTCCAGCTCAAAAGTTTCCTGACCACCTGGCTTCAGACTTGGAAAAGGATACGTATGAATACGGCTTAAAGGTGGCTCAAGCTATACAGTACGAATGGTTTGATAGAAATCGTCACGGATGTAGATTCTTCGATAGAATGAACGATTTCTATATGCGAAGATTGTACTCTAGAGGTGAACAGCCTGTTCATAAATATAAGGACTGGATGAAGATTAATGGCGATCTATCATTATTAAACCTAAATTGGGATGCAATACCAGTAATGCCTAAGTTTATAGATATTATATCCAATAAGCTTGGAGAGAGAATGTTTGCCCCAAAGGCTTATGCACATGATGCCGCTGTTTCAAATCAGCGTGCAGAGTATCAGAGACAGCTAGAGGTTGATATGGCTTCTAGAGAGTTCTTGCAGAAGGTTCAAAGTCAGGCTGGAATAAATGCATACAGTGTAGATCCTAAAGATATACCAGAAAGTGATGAAGAGCTTGAGTTGCATATGCAGCTAAAGTTTAAACCTAGAGTTGAGATGGCTGCAGAAGTTGCTATATCTAACATTCTTGACCTTAATGATTACAACGAGATACTTGACAGATATAAGCGAGATATCATAGAGTTGGGTATGGGGGTTATGAGACATGAGTATGTACCTGGAAGTGGTATTCGTATTAAGTATGTAGACCCAGAGTTTGTTGTACATAGCCCTACGGATGATCCTCACTTTAATGATGTATTTTACTGGGGTGAAATAAAGCAGATACCTATAACTGAATTGCTTAGAATTAATCCTAATCTAACTAACGAAGAGATTGAGGAGATATCAAAGTGTAGTAAGTCTTGGATCGATGAATTTAGAATTAAGTATCCATACTATCCTAGCGTCTTTGAGAATGACGTTGTTAACGTAATGTACTTCAGTTACAAGACTACTAGAAACTTTGTTTACAAGAAGAAGTTGTTAGCTAATGGTGGCGAGAGAGTAATCCAAAAGGATGACCAATTTAATCCGCCAGAAGAGATGCAAGACATGTTTGTCAAGCTGGACAAGAAAGAGGAGTGCTGGTATTCTGGCGTATTGGTTCTAGGTTCTGATAAACTATTGAGTTGGGAGCTTGAAAAGAATATGGTTAAGCCTAATTCTGAGATTCAGAAAGCTTACCCTGTTTGGATCGCTGAAGCTCCTAGCATATATAGAGGCAGAATCGATTCTACTACATCTAGAGCCATGCCTTATGTTGATCAGTTCATGCTTGCACATTACAAGCTTCAGCAGGTAGCCCAAAAGATAAATCCAGACGGTGTATTTATAGATGCTGACGGTATAAATGAGGTAGACCTTGGAAACGGTTCAAAGTATAGCCCACAAGATGCCCTTAACTTATTCTGGGCTACAGGTTCTGTGGTTGGTAGAAGTTATACTGTTGATGGAGAATACAATCAAGGTAAAATGCCTATTCAGGAGATCAATAACAATACTGGTCAGGCTAAGATGGGTGCTATCATTAACTTGATGAATTACTATCTTGAGCAGATCAGAGAGGTTATAGGTGTTCCTAGAGGTGCTGATGCTTCTACTCCAGACCCAGACTCATTAGTTGGGATTCAGAAGTTAGCTTCACTAAACTCTGCAATGGCCACTAAGCATATACTTAACGCATGTAAATTTGCTACAGAGAGACTTTGTGAGGGTATAATGATCCGTATAAGTGATGTTATACAGTATGCTCCAGAGAGAGAGGAGTTTGCCAATATGATAGGTAAGTATAATCTAGATATCCTAGAGTCGATAATGGATCTTCACTTGCACTCGTTTGGTATTTATATCGAGGTATCTCCAGATGAGGAAGAGAAGGCTCAGCTTGAGGCTAACATTCAAATGGCTTTATCTAGAGATCAGATAAGTTTAGATGATGCTATAGATATTAGGAATATAAGAAATATTAGGATTGCAAATGAACTTCTGAAACTGAAAAGAAAGAAGAAGGAGAGAGCTGACCAAGAAAGAAAGATGCAGGAGATGCAGATGCAGGCGCAGAATAATATGCAATCACAGCAGGCAGCTGCTCAGGCTAAGATGGAGCAAATCCAAGCTGAAACTCAATCTAAAATATCTATCAAACAAGCTGAGGCAGATGTTGAGATGAGAAAGCTTGAGTTTGAAGCATCTCTTAAGCAAGTCTTGATGGATAAAGAGTTCCAGTTGAATATGCAGCTTAGGGGTATTGAGGTTGAGGCTATAAAGAGTAGAGAGTCGTACAAGGAGGATAGAAAAGACGAAAGAACTAAGATACAAGCTAATCAACAATCTAAAATGATTCAACAAAGACAGATGGGAACTCCTCCTGTAAACTTTGAATCGAACGAGGATACCCTTGATGGGTTTGGGCTAGAAGAATTTAGTCCAAAATAATTTATAAATTTGCAACAATTAAATTAAATTAAAATACAGATGAGTGATATTAAGATTAAAATCGATGATGAATCTAACGAGGTGAAATCGGTAAGTGATATTGAGAAAGAGGTTATAAACAACTATAGAGAAGAGAATGGAAAGGATCCTATAGATAGTGATCCAGATGTAGTAAAAATGGTCATTCCAACTGATAATGTTGAATCTATAGAAGGAGATAATAATAAAGATAAAACTACTGATACTAATGAAGAGATTGATCAAGCGCAAGTTGAAGAAGTTGAATATCCATCGTACAATGAGGATGGTGATATTGTTCTAAATGAAGAGCAAGTATATAAATTCTTGTCAGCTAAGATTGGTCGAGAGGTTGAGTCTATCGAAGATCTAGTTAAAGAGAAGGAGGTTGAGCTTGATGAGGACGTTGCTGCTTACCAGAAGTATAAGCAGGAAACTGGTAGAAGTATAAGCGACTACATTGAGCTGAATAAAGATTATGACAGTATCGATGATTCTGAGGTTGTAAAGATGTACATGAAAGAAACCTTAGAAGGATTTGATTCTGATGATATAGATTGGAAATTTAACTCTAACTATGGATACGATGAGTACGAAGAAGAAAGTACTATTCGTGGAAAGAGATTAGAGTTAAAGCAGGCGGCAATTGAGGCTCGTAAGCATTTTAATCAACAGAAGGAGCAATACAAAATTCCTCTTGAGTCAAGAACGAATTTTATTCCTGAAGAAGAGCGAGAGGCTTACAGTAAGTTTAAAGAGCAGTCTGCTAAAATGAGTGAGCAAGCTGAAATCTACAGGAAGAAGCAGGAGGTTTTCTCTGAAAAGTCTAGAAATCTGTTCAACGAAAAATTCGAAGGTTTCGAATTTAAAACTGGTGATCAGAACTACACTTACAAACCTGGAGATAAGGAGTCAATCATGAAATCTCAGATGGATGTGACAAACTTTTTGAATAAGCATCTTGATGATAATGGCTTTTTGAAAGACGCTGCAGCTTATCACAAAGCACTGTCTGTGGCGATGAACCCAGATTCGTTCTTTGAGTATGCATATGAGCTAGGAAAGGCTTCAGCTATAGAAGATTCTGTTAAGACTTCTAAGAATATAGACATGGAACCTAGAAAAGCTTCTAGTGTACGAACGACATCTGGCTTGAAAGTTACGGACGCTAACGCAAACAGAACATCTGGATTGCGTATTAGAAAACGTAAATAATAACTTTAAAAATTAGAAAAAATGGCTGGATCATTTTCATTACCAGTAGGTGGATATACATTAACTCCATCTTCTACAAAGGCAGCTTTGCCTACAAACTA